TTTACGTTGCCAGTAGCAAGACTAGCTTCGTTGTATTTCACCTTTAGTTCACCAAGTTCTACTTCTTTTGCAACGCCTTCTGTGCCACTATTTCCAGTCATTGCATCTGTGTCATTAGCTAATGCTCTTGCTAATTCATACTGTGCATACTTAATTTTTGCAGGAATCAAAGTACAAGCAAGTTCAACATCGTCTACTTCAAAGTTATTTCTAGGCCATTTTAATGCTTGGCCTTGATCACATCTATCGCCATAAAAATTCAAACTATCGATCCAACGAGTAGCAGAGATTAATGCACGATTCTTTTGATCATCTGTTTTATTTGACCACGTTGAATCATCAGGAGAAGTTTCAAAATAACTATTGGCATCTGCCAAAGTTGCATAGCTATTAGAACTTTCACCTTTCAAAGTGGCATGAATAGTAGCGGCCACGTTTACTTCTCAAACATTGTTTACATTCTAGCGTTATAAAAAACCCCCACCAAATAAATGATGAGGGTTTTTATAAGGTAAGTAAGAAAAGAGGGACACGCTGATCCTTATCTCAATTCTCGTAAGTGATTGCTGGAGAGTACTTTACCCTTTATCCAGCCGCACAAAACCACTATATATCAAATAGTAGTTGTGTCTAGAGGTGTGTTAACTGTGATCTGAACAGCAGGGATCAAATCAACATCGTAAGTAGCTGCCCACTTATTTGCAGTAGCTAAATTAGCGTTTGTTGGGTTGTCACCAGCATCAGTCCACTTAGT